GATTGGCGGCGATACTTCCAAGTTGGAAAAGGCACTGTCCGGTGTTGACAAAAAACTATACGGTGTAGAACAGTCATTAAAAGATGTCAATAAATTGCTGAAGCTGGACCCCACGAATACGGAATTGCTGAATCAGAAGCAGAAGTTGCTGCAGCAGTCGATCAGTGAAACGAAAAACAGGCTGGAAACTTTAAAACAGGCAAGCGAACAGGCAGCAAAAACCGCTGGAAATTATGATGCTTGGAAAGAAGCGTATACTCCGATTCAAGAGGAGATTGTAAAGACCAACGAAAAAATGGACAAGCTCAAAAAGAGTATGAAGTCCATGGAAGAAAGTGGTCAGATCGATACAGAAGAATATAAAAAGTTACAGACAGAGATAGACGAATCTTCCAGCAGATTAAAAGAATTAAAGACACAGAAAAAGCAGGTAGATGATGAGTTTGGACATCCGATCAGTCCAGAAGGAATGGATGCGCTTCAAAGAGAGATCATTGAAACAACGAATGATTATAAAGCTTTGCGAAAAGAGGTCGGAAGTGCAAATGCTAATCTGGCAAAAGTATCTGCGGTATCCGGAGAGTTTGGAAATAAGGTCAAAGGAGTGGGACAATCCTTGCTGCCAGTAACGGGGGCACTGACCGGTGTAGGGGTGGCATCCACTGTTATGGCAAATAATTTCAACGATGCAATGAGTCAGGCGGCGGGAGCACTTGATAAGCCCATGTCTGAAATGGAAGATCTAAGACGGCTTGCAATCCAGACCGGACAGGATACAGTCTTTTCTGCAACTGATGCAGGAAATGCGATCACAGAACTGGCAAAAGGTGGTTTGACAGAAGCCGACATTAAAGCAGGGGCATTAAAAACTACAATGGACCTTGCGGCATCTTCCGGGATGGATCTTGGAGAGGCAGCAAATGTTGTCGTACAGGCAATGGGAGCGTTTGGTCTGTCTGCGAATGAGTCTGCAGAAGCGGCAAACGCTTTGGCCGGGGCAGCAGCTGCATCTTCTACGGATGTAGAACCTCTCACACAGGCACTGGCACAGTGTTCTGCTGGAGCAAAAAACGCAGGATGGTCTATACAGGAAACAACAGCGGTTTTGGCTCGTTTTGCAGATGCCGGAATCGAGGGAAGCGATGCCGGAACATCTTTAAAAACCATGCTCCAGAGGCTGGCGGCACCAACATCGGAAGCAGCAGCAACAAAAATAGAAACATTGGGCATTAAAACGAGAGATGCCAGTGGAAATCTTCTGGGAGCTGCTGAAATGGCTCAAGAATTGCAAGACAAACTGGGCGGATTGGATGCTGCTTCGAGGGATGCAGCATTATCAGCAATCTTCGGGTCCGATGCAATGCGTGCTGCTACTGTGATGATGGATAGCGGGACTGAGGGGCTTCAAAAATATATCGATGCGGCAAATGATCAGGAGGCAGCACAAAGGCTGGCAAATTCTCAGATGAGTGATGGATCAAGAGCAATCGAGGAATTAAAAGGATCTCTGGAAACCGCAGCGATTCAGATTGGAGATACACTGGCACCAATTGTCCAGAAGGTAGCAGAACTTATTACCGCACTTGTCAATAAATTTTCAGCACTACCGGAAGGCGTGCAACAGGTGATTGTAGTAGTCGGAATTCTGGTTGCAGCATTAGGACCACTACTGATGGTAATCGGCCAGATATCACTCGGGATATCTGCGGTAGCAGGTACGCTGTCGAAATTATCTGGAATTGGAGGAGTGGTGACAAATCTGATCGGTGGAATTAAAACGGCAGTAACGGGGTTACTTGGAATAATAACGGCACATCCTGTAATTGCGGCTATAACGGCAATTATAGTGATATTGGTTGCTTTATACAATAAATGCGAATGGTTCCGGGATGGTGTGAACGGGATTTTAAAGGCAATCAAAGACAGATTTTTTGCAGCATGGGATGGAATTGTAGAATTTTTTACAGAAACGATTCCCAATGCATGGAATGAGATGGTATCGTTCTTTCAAGGAATACCGGCATGGTGGAGTGGTATATGGGATAGTGTACAGGCAAAGTTTGAATCTGTATGGACAAGTATCATGGAAATTCCGATTATCAAAGAATTGACATCGATTATCAAAGATTCTTTCGAACGGCTAAAAGAAGATTTAGGTGGAATCTGGACTGGAATAAAAATGTTGGCTGAGAATACTTGGGAATTTATCAAAAATGCAACATTGGCTCCAGTTCTTCTTTTGATTGATCTTGTGACCGGAGATTTTGAAAGATTAAAATCCGATCTTGAGAATATTCTGAACAATATCAAAAATGCATTTACAAATATATGGACTGCAATTCAAAGCATTACGGAAAATTTCTGGGATGCGATAAAAACAGTAATCTTAACCAAAGTAGAGATGACAAATGAAATTGTATCTACATTGCTGAATGCATTGAAAACACAGTTAGAAAATATTTGGAACAGCATACAAAATACAGCTGAAAGAATAGGAAGCAATATTCAGGAATCCATGTCGAATATATGGAACAATATTCAAAATACAATAAAAACTACGGTGGACAACGCGAGAAATTCTGCAATCAGTGGGTTTGAGGCATTGCGTGATGGAATCAAAAATACAATTCAGGAACTACCACAAATTGTAAGTAATATTTTTGACAAAATAGGATCTACGATTTCCGGGTGGATAGACAACGCGAAGGAGTGGGGGGCTGATTTCATCCACGGATTAACAGAAGGAATTTTATCCGGAGTAAATGGGATTATAGATGCAGTAAGAGGAATTGGAGACAAGATTCGTTCTTTCCTGCATTTTTCAAGACCGGATGAAGGTCCTTTGAGAGATTATGAAACATGGATGCCGGATTTTATCGATGGAATGGTAAAAGGAATCAATGAGAATGTGTACAAGGTTTCCAATGCGGTAAAAAGAGTTGCCAAGACGATGAGTGAGAGCATGTACGGAGGAACTCCGGCGCTGGCAAGTGCTACACAGACTAACATTGTTTTGAACAATAATGTCGGTGTGCAAATTGGAAATCAAAAGCTTGATTCTTATATTGTAGAAACAGCCAAAAAAGGATTTACATCTCAAGTACATCATGCAAAAAGAGGAAAGGGGAGACGGTAAATGTATGAAATTATCAGAAACGGCCATACAAATACAGAAATAGGAATACTTGTACGAGAAAGACCGTCTATCCCTTCGGCAGAGTATAACTATACGGAATTGAACATACCGGGAAGAGATGGGAGCATATTCAAAGAAGATGGAACTGTGAGCGACATTACAATCACAGTTCCTTTTACATTTGCAGAAAATCCTCAAAGATGGCAGGAACGATTTCGGACTGCGAGAAGATGGCTTATGAGAAAAGATGATACAGAACTGATTTTAAGCGATGAACTGGAGTACTTCTATCATGTAAAACATACTAAGATCAATGCGGCAGAACGGCAAGTAAAAGAGGTCGGAGAGTTTGAGGTAGAATTTACGTGTGAAGGATACCGATATCGAACAGATGGAAAAGCAGAATATACACCCGAAGAGGTGTTTTACAATCCATATGACAGATCAAGACCAGTCTATTTGATCACAGGTGAAGGTGAGTGCATCCTGCAGGTAAACGGAAGTCAAATGAAAGCGAATGTTGGCCAGAATCTGGTGATTGATACAGACAGGCTGATGGCATACAGAAAAGATGGAAAATTGATGAA